TGATGTATGGCATTTAAATCATTTCCATAAACTTGTTCTGCATATGTGTATAAGTCCTTATTAGAAAGAGGCCATTCATCTCTGACATTTATAATACCGGCACCAATCAATACAACCCAATCATATTGAGAACTTCCATAAAGTTCTTCTGCGACTGTATCGGGTCTTGCTCCTTCTTCGATTTCATACTTATTGAAGATGGTGAAAACATTCTGTAAATCATCACGCAGTTTAACTCTACGAAATATATTTTTTACCAATAAGTATTCATCGGATCCCCTACTGCTTGATAGGAATGATTGGTATTCTAAATTGGGTAATTCTCTGAAATATGACATTAGAATCCTGTTCCGGTTATATTAGATTTATAAGCACCGGTTTTTGACCCCGCTTCAATATAATCCTCACGATAAATTGGTGTGAGTTCTTGGAATGTTAGAGTCATCTGCATATGAACCGGTGTGGCATCTGAATATGTGGCATAGGTTCCGGAAGCGGTATAATCAACCGACATAGCATTCAGAGCACATATCTTAAATTGATTTAAGAAAGGATGAGATTTTCCGCCACTCATATAACGAAGACGAAATACACTTGGAGATTTAAGAAATAGTCCAGCAGCATCACCACTTGCCGCTCCTTTCTGTGCCGCAGATTCTGACTTGAAAAATCTGATAATATCTTTGATTTGATCTGATTCTTTTTTGGAACGAGGAACCATATCAAATGAAAATGAAAATCCGGGTCTTAATGTTACTCCATTAAAAAGAAGTTCTGTGTTTGAGTTAAAAACTGCTCCGGTTGCTCTGGAAAGATTTTGATTAAAGTCCGAACCTCCAAGCAACGCTTTTGTTGCCTCACTGGCAAAAAATGTTTGAAATGCATCTTGTCCAATTGCTGTTTTTGATGCTGAAGTTGCTTTAGCAAATAGATTTTTAACCACTCCCGGTATAGATTTTACAAGATTTCCTCCTTCAATTGTTTCTTTTGCTGCCCCTAGTGCTGCAGCCTGTATGAATCCCATATTACCTTCACCCCAACTCGCACTATTACTATCCTGAATACCTTCTGGAATTGGTAGTATTACGGTTCCTCTAATATTTTTTTTTCCATACCCACCTTCTGCAACAACATCATCAGAACTTCTTTGTGCAAAACTCGTTTCACTAAGATTTAATCCAGGTGGAATATAATCATAAGATTCAATTAGAAAATAATCATCGGAAGTATCAATATTCTTTAGTGGATATCTAAATGTTTTCGCCATTTATCTTTTTTAGTTATTTATCTTGATTTGCCCGAAAGGTATTCTTCTTAAATCACCAAGCTCATTTTTATTCACAATATGTAGAGGTCCAATCACTTCCTCAAGAGTATATTGTCGTTTTTCTCCCCAGTGAAAGTTAATACCACTAAATCCCCAGGAATAAACATTTGTGACCGCAACCAAAGGATTTGCATCGTATCTTATTCCCGGAGTCTTTGGTTTATAAACAAAAGTGTAGATATTACCTGCTTCTGGAGAACCGGTGGTTTCTTTTAATACATCAAGTATCTCTAACATTAAATCATCTGCATCCTCCGTTCCATATAATTTTTTAAGTAGGGGTTTGATGCGGTTCATTTTTTGGAAATCCCCAATTCATTTTCCGTCAAAATCCTGAAGGTCCATCCTCTGTCTTTGCAATATTCTTTTGCTGCTTCCCATTTCGATTGATTTTTGGCATACTCATATACTTCATAGATATATCCTTTGGTTTGCCTTTTTGGTTTGGGTGGAGGCATCGTTTGTTTATGAGGTTTAATTTCAATCAGATATTTTTTGATACTTCCGTCTGGTTCTTTGACTTTTATATATGCATCAGGAAAGTATCTGTGAATTTTTGAATCTACGGGAGAACGATAAGGAATTGCCAGTTCTTCGGAGGCATATTCTAAAATATTTTCATTCGTATCACAATATTTGAGAAACTTTAATTCCCAACTTGACCTATAATAGATTTCGCAGGGATTTCCTTTATATTTTTCCGGAAATTTTGGAGAATATTTTCCTTGTAAAAACTTTTTCATTTGTTTTTATTCCATTTCCATTTTCCCTTTATTCTTCCGGATATAAAATCTTCTCCTGGACTTTCAATAGATCTTTTATTAATTTTTCCATTATTCCACCATTTTGTTCCTTTTGTTGATCCTAATGCATTATCTGGAGGTCTTATACCTTTTTCTTTTAAAGTTTTTGATATTTCTTCTTTTTGTTTTTTTCCTCGTTCTGTTTGATAGTAATTTAATCTATCTATAGACTTTAATTTTTTATATTCTTCTGTGTGTTTTTTCCCAGTCCAAAAATTTCCATATAATTCTCTATATTCTTTTAATTTATTACCTTCAGGATCTGGAGTAGGTTTTCCTTTATTTTTTAAACTTATTTTATTTTTAGTTTCCTCTGAGTGATTAAATCCAAATAATCCTTCTCCGCCTAATGTTTTATTGTATTCGGGACTAATTTTATTGATCCATAATTTTTCTTTTTTCAATAAATCTTCCCAATTACTACATTCTTCTAATTTTTCAATATAAAAATTATCCTCTCCATATTTTATAATTGCCGCTGCTATGCCACAATTTAAATGTTTCTTATGCTCTTTAAATCTTTTTTCTAATGATCTAGATGTTATTCCAATATATTTTTTATTATTAATTTTATTGACTATTTGATATACAAACATTATCTTTCTGTTGGGTCTCCCTTATATTTATAGTAATTAATTTCCCTTATAAGACATCTAAATACTTATACTATTAGGACTCATAAAAGGTATTTAGAGTGCCCAGTATCCGTAAAATATCAGATTTTAAACCTTTATTCACAAATCTCGCACAAACTTCTCATTATGAAGTAAGATTTGGTGGAGTTGGACCAATTGGAGGTCCACTAATGTCTTATCTTTTTCGTAAAGGAATTAGTTCAAGATTTATTGCCGAAGATTGTGGTCTACTTTGCTTTTCTGCATCTCTTCCAACTACTTCTATGGCAACCGCAAATATTAGTGGAAACTTTATGGGTATAACAGAGAAGTTCGCTCATACAAGACAGTATTCTGCAATTATTCTTGAGTTTTATGTAGATAGAAATTATAATGCTCTTAAATTTATGGAAAGTTGGATGGAGTTTATCGCAAGTGGTTCTAATAATCCAATTGGAAGCCAACTTGCTCCTGTGGGACAGAATCGCAGAGATTATATTTCGAGAATGCAATATCCAGAATATTATAAATCCAATTCAACCACAATCATAAAGTTTGATAGAGATTATAATGAAGAAGTGGAATATACCTTTATTGGTTTATTTCCATCGGCAATGTCATCAATTCCGGTAAGTTATACTTCATCTGAAATTCTTAAAATGTCAGTAACTTTCGAATATGATCGTTATATTGCCGGAAAGTCTCTTTCCTTAAATGAGTTTATTGGAAATAATAACAACAATCAAAGTAATCAAAATAATCAAAATAATCAAGGTACTCAAACCAACAATAACCAAAGAGTAGTTTACAGAACAGGTTCTGCACTTGGAGAGAGTGGCGTTAGAGGAGTTATTTTTACACCAGGAAATGTAAATCCAACAATTGTAACATAAATAAGTTTATCTGAACTTTATAAGATAATATAAATATTAATGCCTGAACTGGTGGTTCTTTTCGGGAAGAGAGGAGCAGAAATGCTCCTTTTCTTGTATAAATAAAAATTTAATTGATTTGAATTTAAAAAAATGCTCCCAAAAATTGCGGTGCCAACATATGAGTTGGAAATACCTTCATTAAAAAAGAATATTAAGTATAGACCTTTTTTAGTTAGAGAAGAAAAGGTTTTAATTATTGCGATGGAAAGTGAGGATACAAAACAAATTGCAGAAGCGGTCAAAACTGTAATTTCAAATTGTATTCTTACGAGAGGAATCAAGGTAGAACAATTGGCAACCTTTGATATTGAATATTTGTTTCTGAATATTCGTGGAAAGTCTGTTGGAGAATCGGTAGATGTTCTAATTACCTGCCCCGATGATGGGACCACTCAAGTTCCTGTTTCTATTAATCTGGATGAAATTAAAGTAAATGTAGATGAAAATCATTCAAAGGACATTAAACTTGATAATGTCTTAACACTTCGTATGAAATATCCATCGATGCAAGAGTTCATTAAGAATAACTTTAATAATAATGAATCTGTGAGTGTGGATGATACTTTTGAGATGATTTGTGCTTGTATAGAGCAAATTTATAGTGAAGAAGAATCTTGGAATGCTGTGGATACAACTAAAAAGGAACTGAATGAGTTTTTGGAGCAACTCACAACAAATCAGTTTAAGGAAATTGAAAAGTTTTTTGAGACTATGCCTAAATTATCTTATACGATTAAGGTAAAGAATCCTAATACTAAAGTTGAAAGTGAGGTCGTATTGGAGGGTCTAACATCTTTTTTCGCCTAGGAATGGCTCACACTTCGTTGGAGTCATACTACAGGACTACATTTCAGTTAATGCAGCATCATAAATATTCTTTGACCGAATTAGAAAATCTTATACCTTGGGAAAAAGAGGTTTATATTACTCTTCTTTCGCAATATATTGAAGAGCAAAATCTAAAGAACCAACAGAATGGCTAGTCTATCATCTCCAATCGGACCCACTATAGATGTTGTGGCAAGAACAGTTTCTCGTTCTGTCATAAGTGGTGGTGCCGGTGGAGGTGGTGGTATTCCTGGTGGTGGAGGTGGTGGAGGAAGAGGCGGTGCTCTTGCAATACAACCTCAGGCAAGTTTAGTTAATGTTGAAAGAAATCTAGAGATTCAACAAACTCAAAATATTCAACAAACTCAAGAGATTTCTGCTCTTAAAAGTACAATAGATGCCTTACGAACAGAAACCGCAACTTTAAATAATGGTCTTGGAACTGTTTCTAATCTTATACAGCAAGATAGTGCCCTAGAGAAGCAACAGGAAGCGGCAAAGGCAGAAAATGAAAGAAAACTTTTAGAAAGAAATATTAGACTGGGAAAAGAATCTCAATTAGAACAAAACATTACAAATGCTCTTGCAAAACCAGTTCAGGCTCTTCAGAAAAAAGTTGGTAATATATTTGGAAGAATTGGAGAGGCTCTAACTACATTATTTGCCGGATGGTTGACGAATCAAGGAATTGAGGCACTCAAGGCAAACGCAGAAGGAAATAAA